CTAAAGCTGTAGCCTCGTCTGCTGCTAACGCTGCTGTTGTTGCACCTATATCACTTAATACTTCACTAGCACTTCTGCCTTCTATACTTGTACCATCAACTCTTAAAAAATCATTATCGGCTATACCACTTGTTGCCACTAATACATTACCATTAGATATACCAGTTGACAAAGTAGCAGTTGTAGTTATTGCAGTACCATTTAAAGTAATAGCATCTGCTTCTAATGTCCCATCAAAGTCACCATCCACTGCATCTATATTACCTTTAAATACTGTGGCTGTTACTGTGCCACTGCTTGGATTGTAAGTTAAGTTACCATCCATCTCTAAACCAACATTACCAGTGCTTGATGTAGCATCTTCAACAAAAGCAATTAAATTTTCCTCATTTGTGCTTTCATTATCTGTAACTAATACATGAGCAGAGTTTGTTGCGTTTGTTACTGTTGTACCTGCAATAACTGTAGCTAAAGCAGTTCCGTTTACTGTTATCGCATCAGCTTCTAATGTTCCGTCTACATCAACATCACCAGATATATCCAAGTCTGCCATAACTGCTGTGCCAGTTATAGTTGGTGCAGTTAAACTTTTGTTTGTTAAAGTTTGTGTAGTGTCTACAGCAACCAAATCTTGTGTGCCACTATCTCCACTATCAGGAAGTCTTAATGTATTTGTCGCAGCCGCAGAGTGTGGTTGAGCCGTTAGTGTTTGTGCATGAGCATTACTAACTTCACAGTAAAATTTAATTTGTGATGCTGATCCACTATTAGATCTAAGATCAATTAATCCACCTTCTACTGTAAGATCATCACCAACAGATAAATCTGCACCTAATGTAGCATTACCACTGGCATCTAAAAACACTGACTTAGATGCTGGTATTGTACAAAATATAGTTTTTGTACCTGCACTAAAGTTTACTGCACTATCACTATTGGAACTACTTATAACTGTTGTTCTTGTTATTGTAGTTGAGTCACCATTAAGTGTACCCAAACCAACTTCAAACTCTGCTGATCCGCCTAAAGTTACTGCATAATATGTAGTATTAGAATTACCAACGCCAGTACCAAAGGTCTCAAAACCAGTAACTGCACCACCCAGAGTTAAAGCTCCAGTGCCAGTTGTAGTCGTTGTTTCTTTTACTCTGTCGTTTAGTACAAGTGCCATTACTTCAACTCTATTGTTAGATTCCCTGCATTAATTCTAAATATATCACCACTAGCTATTGTCTTACTTGCATCTAACGCACCTACGAAAAGTATATTACCACTACTAGATGCGTCTGCTATTATAACATGTGTGATTGTATTATTCGTTCCACCAGATGCTGGAAACTCAATATTCGCTGCATTGATTGCAGTTTGTGTATCTGTTGAGTCTGCACCTATGGTTGTCCAGTTCGATGCTGTAACTTGTTGTCTTGCATAGTTTGTAAATGTTGCTTCTGTAACTGATCCAGTTTCAGCCGCACTTACTGCCGTTGCAAGTCCTACATAAATGCTATCACCCGGTGATGAAAAGCTAAGAGAATTATTCTTAAACAAGAAATGTAATATTCTTCTCTCTAGATAATTTGTTGCCGCATTTGCTGTTGCCATTTTTTACTCCTATGTTCTCTGCGCTCTTGGTAGACCCTCAGAGTAAGCATCAGTATTTTCTCTAGCTTCTCCGTAATCTTTAAGTCTTGTTAATTGATCCATAAATCTTTTTTCATATTGTTGTATAAGATCAGGCTCACCTTTCATAAATAAATATGCATCTACCAACGAACCAAACAATAATGCAAATGGAGCATTAGTGCTTAACCATGTTGTACCACTATCTGCACCAGCAGTTAAACTAGCTGGTCTATAATAGTAATGTAATTCTACTGCATAATTTGAGTTTGGGGTAGGGGCAACAATAAAGTTATCTGCATCAAACTGTGCATAGAATCTTGGTGTTGCTGTAGATGAAGACGCATCATAGGCTTCCTGTAGGAAGTTAACATCTTTCTGTAAAAGAAATGCCTCACTACCAGATGCTGTTATCTGTAATGAAAATGATGCTAGATAGTCTGTGGGCAATGATAAAAACTTGTCGCTTGTTGTAAAAGCTGTAGTAACATTCTTTCTAAATATCTCTAAATCTACGCTCTTAAATATTCTTTCTTCCGCTGCTTTTATAAAGTCAGGTAAATGAGTTACAAATGATGTCTCTGCATTATCAGTGTAATCTTGTATTGCAGTTTTTAATTGCGCTAATGTAAAGCTCATTTAAGCCTCCAGTGTAACTGGACCGACAGTAACAAACACACCGCCACCAGTTATAGATCCTGTTGTAGACGAGGCAGAAACAGTTATTGTATAAGCATCATCTGTTGTTTTAGTTATAACATACCCTTCAGCTAATTCAAAGTTAGCTGATGTAATTCCATCAAATCCTACACAGTTTCTAAATCTAACTCTATCTGATGTAGCTCTGCCATGACTCTTCTCTACAACTGTAATTACTGTGCTTCCGCTGTCTGCGGCAGCTGTTGTAAATGGATTAACGAGTAATAATCTTTCTGTAGCAGGCTCTGATCTGTCTGGTCTTGCGTCTAACAAACTCTGCGTATCATCGATTTTAAGCCTACCTAAAAAGTTTTGTGGGTGATCTTTATCCATAACATCATAACCTACCCTCAAGCCCGTTCTAACACCGTTCTCTACCTCAAATACAAGATCTTTTATCTTATATCTAAACCCAGTTCTGTCACAGATGCCATAAGCATATTTGCCACTACTATATGCCATTACTTTTCATCCTTGCTTTTATAATAATAATCATCGCTATCACCATATCTTGCTAAATCATCTGCGTTCTCTACTTCATATTCTACTGTACTAACTTTAAAATCAGGCATCAAGGGCTTCTCTGGTGTTAAGCTATTATCATATATCCTCATTCTATTATTAGGATATAAACCAAATTGACCATTCTCAAGCTCTATAAGGTTATGAGACTTGTGTTCTGCAGGTGTCTCTGCTGTGCTGTAATCAATAGAATTAATATCTGAATGATAATTATCTAATGTCGCTACATACTTTCCCTTAAAAGATCCTTGATCTCTTGTAAGTATTTCAAATACCATAGATGCTATAAATTGTTTTTCAATAGCAACCACACCATAATCCATGCAGTTCCAAAACTGCAGATTGGGCAAACTTAAATCTGGTTGTGGCGTTTGATTAGACCATGTAAATGCACTTATTGGTAGCTTGTCAAACATGGCCCCATACTCGGGCAAGTAAGTCTCAAAATAAAACGCCCTACCCGGTACAGATTTGCAAGATATCCATACGCCCTTAACAAACTCTCCGTGACCATCTTCATGATCTCTTAAGAATTCTTTTCTTACCCATACATGAATTGCAGGGAGATTACAGATCAGTTGCGACAATTAGTAGCCTCTATTAAAATTCATTCCTCTAGTAGCTGCGCCACCACCACGCATCTTGACAACGCCGCCTTTTCTCATGTAACCCATTTTATTTCTTACAGGTTGTGGTAGCTTTCCTAATCCTTTGTTGCCCTCTGGTACAGGCTTTAATCCACCAGCCGCTCTTTTAACCATTTTCCCTCCAGTATTAAAATTTCCTGCTACGCCAATTTTTCTTTCTTTTTCTTTTGTTGTTGATCCAAAGTTCTTAGGTGACATAAAGTTTTTAGCTTTAAGACCTCTTTTCTCTAAATTTTTTCTAGTAAAATCTGCATCATAAGATGAAGAGCCTTTTATATTACTTTTACTTTTTTTCTTTACTGGCCTTGCCTTAAGAGGACCCCTTGAAGGGCCTTGCTTTGCGCTAGGCTTTAGATTTATATTATCAGTTCCACCTAAGCCAAAATCTTTTTTCTTTTTATTTTTATCTTTATCTTTATTTGATCCACTACCTGAAAGTAAAGCTGTACCAGTTCCTATTGCAGTTGCACCTGCTATTATAGGGACTTTATTTTTTCTAACAAAGTTTTTGATTCTTGTTGATGTTTTTGGTTTTGGCCCAACTGGTTTTTTGTAAACTTTTGGGAAAGGACCTTGTTTTGGCTTTGTTACTGCTGTTGGAGTAACTTTATTTTTTTTATTATTTTTGTTTGTTTTATTTGTTTTGGTTGTTTTGTCAGGTGTAGTTTTTGAAAATTTTTTATTATCAGTAGTTTTTTTAACTTTTTTTGTTTTATCACTGCCCTTTAAAAATTTACTAACTCTTGATCCTAACTTGCCTGCTAAATTTATCCCTCTGCCAATAGGAAGCATGGTTAAAGGAGACAAAACTGTAGAATAAGTATCTGATCTTTTTTTCTTTAGCTCTTCAACAGATATACCTTGCTTCTTAGCATCTAATTTTAATCTGTCAGCACGGGCTTTAATAATATCAGATCTTTGTTGTTTTAACGTTTTATTTTTTGCTTTAGGATTTGTAGTTACTTTAAAAGGTTTTTTACCACCTAAGAAATTGGTTTCTTCTTTTTTATCATCTTTTATTATTTTTCCGTCTTTAACTTTTGTCATAATTAAGCTCCATAAAATGTGTCGTAAGGTACAAATCTAGCAGATGCACTCTCAGTATCTTCCCCTGCTGCTAGTTCAAACTGGAATTCATATTCTTGTTTGAGGGGCGCAACTCTGTTTGCAACTTCTGGTCTTTTCATAGCTATGTAATAAGCTAATCCAGAAACCAAACAAGGTACAAATCTTGGAGGAACAAAAGATGTTGTTGTGCCATCTATTCCAGATGATATGCCATCTATTCCTGCAATTCTAAAATAAGATAAAGTATATGTATCTGCACTGTCAGGCACAGGCCATAATGTAACTGTTGTTGAACCAGCTAGTCTTTGTATAAATATTTGTGTGGGTTTGCCAGTAGAGTTTTTTGCTGATTGCTGTGCATATGTTGAAACACTAACTCTTGTTAAATTTGTGTCTGTTTGACTTGTGCCAGTACCAGTTCTAATTTGATGCTCAACTAGATCTACTGTGTCTGTTGGCAGCGTATACGTTGCTGTGCCAGATGTAAGAGCTTGTGTACCAGCCTCTATAGTCCAAAGATTTAAACCTCTGTTCTGCCATTCCATAGTTAGTAAATTAAAACTACGTCTTGCGTTTCTTAGATCATTACCAGTTCTAAGTTCTAATCCTGCTCTTTGATAAGCCTCTTCAAACAAATCTGGTATATCTGGGACTACTACTGCCATTTATGTGACCTTTCTATAAGCTCTCGTCTTTCTTGCAATCTTCTTGGGTTGTTTAGCCACTTGTTTACCTGCTCTAGTTGCTTTGCGTTTAGCAGCCGTAGAGGAGGCGTATTCAGAGGGCGATAGAGCTTTAATTGCTTTCGCAGGTAAGTAACGCTCACCGGTTGCCTTTGGCCCTTGTGTACTAGGTTTACCACTTTTAGTTCGCCATTTCTGTTTACCCCAAGCCTTTAAACTCCTCTGTGATTTTTTTAATCCACCCATTTATTTGGCATCCGTTTTTCTATTAGCTAGTTGATTACCAACTATAAAGCTACCGATTATGCCCATGTTACTTAATACCCATGTATTTGCAATACTTGATAGGTGATCTACGCGATCAAGAGGTATTATAGGAAACATTAAAACAACTATAAAAACAGTAACAGACAATGCTGAAAACCAAACCATATATCTTTGTTGGTCTTCTTTCTTATCTCTATTCTCTAACAAAATCATTCGTTCTTTCATTAAGAACTCTGCGTCTGTTATTGTGCCATTCTTATCAATATCTAATTGCTCTGCAATCTTAGAACCTTTTTCAAACTTCTTTTGCGTCATTGTTTTAAGACCTCATTCAAGCCAAATCCCTCTAACAATACTAGCGTAAAAAAGAGTAAAAGTATACCACCTGCTATTAACTTGCCACTAAAATTAGTGGAGCCTATCTTTATAGCAACAAACTCATTACCAAGTATTCTTAAAGATAACTCAAAACTATTTTGACCTATATCTAAATTAACAATCTTTTTTTTATCATCTGTCATTTGTTTTTAACCGCATTGTTTAAAGAATTAATCACATCATCTATATTAGGCTCTTTGCCCCAAGGGTTGTAAACACATTTATACTGTCTTGGACACCAACTTTCAATCATTAGCTCATATGTCTTATTATTACCTATATAAATGCAAGCCATCATACCTGTTCTAGATTTTATTCTTTTCTTTAATCTACAAGTTGTATATTTTTTTTTTTGGTTTTACCCTGCCATACTTTTTGCTGTTTTGTATATTCCTTTGGCTTATAAATATAACCATCTGCTTTTGCTTTTTTACTCCATACAGATGCCAACAATAATGCGAAACCTCCTATTATACTTGCAACAAGTAACCAAGCAATAGCTTCCCCTATCTGTCTTCTCATTTGTTGTTGCTTATATATAGTCTGCTGTCTTTGTTTTCTTATCTGACCTTCCATTTGCAACAACTCATCATAAGCTTGTGGCCCATGAGTAAGATTTAAAAACATCTTGAGTTCGTACCTTTGTTCCTCAAGTTTCTTCTTGGCTGCATAAGCAGCGAGAGCTGCCTCTTCAATAGACCCAGCTTTAAACAATTTGCCAAACAGGGGAGGATTTTTAGCTTGTTTTTCTGCATTATCAATATCTGATACAGCTCCCATCCAACGACCTATGTCCCCACTCATCTGCTCTATATCTCTTGCTGCTGCAAATCCTGACTTAATAGCGTTAAATGCGCTATTCGCAACTCCCATTGCGACAGATATAGTAACTGGGTCCATAATGTATCATTCCTTATTTGTAGCCGCCACCTGCTTTCTTGTAAGCTTTAGCCATCATTTGTGCTTTACGAGCAGACCATTGACCGGGTCTACCGCCCTTGCCACCTGCCTTGATTCTGTTAAATATACGTTTTCTTAAACCGGGTTTTGTATAATTACCTGCTTCATTGACTTTACTCTTTGATTTCTTTTTTACCCTGCCACCTTTTTTAAATTCTAAAGACTCAAGAGTTTTAGCTTGACCAGCATGAGTTTTAGATGCTTTTTTTAATCCTGATATTACTTTATTTACTTTAGATTTAAGAAGGCCACCTGATTTCATACCAGAACCATCATCTATATTTTTGGCAGTTCGTAATATGTTTAAATCACCAGCATCAGTGCCTGATGACATAAAGCCACCACTTCTTAATCTTGTAACTTTCATTAAGCTCTCCTATTAACTTTCTTTGCTTTACTTGTTCTGGCAAAGGATCTGTTAACTGACTTAGGCTTTACTGTAAGATTTTTTCTTTTGTTATCTTTAGGATTACCATTCTTGTGAGCAACATCTTTACCATCACCCCTTTTTACCTTACCGGCAGTTTTCATAGTTGACCTAGCTGTGTTCCTACTAGCTCTTCTTTTCTTCTGGTCAGGTTTTTTGTGGTAGTTATCATACTCTCCACGATAATTACGACTTGGCATTTTCTTCTACCCATTCATAACCGTATTTACTCTCCCACTGCACATCCTCTGATATAACAGCTTGACAAGTTATACATTTAACTGTTTTTTCTTTTGTGTCTTTTATTGCTGTTTTGCAAATAGGGCATGCTTTATCAACCATTATACAGCCCTTGTTTTGCCTCTCATAGCACATCCGTCTATTGATCTTTTTCTTTTAATAGGGCCTCCAGCCATCATTTTCTGCATCTCTGTCATTTTGTTAGATGCTAATGGAGTCATTTCGTTAGCGCCAGACATAGCCATTTTTCTTTTTTTGGCCTCTTCTCTTTTGTCTTTTGCAAGTAAAGCTACAGGACCAGCTAATGGCCCTGCTGCTTTTGCTATTCCGGAAGCTATAGATGAAAAAGGACCCTGTCCCTTCATTATACCATAAGCAGGACTAAGTATTGAAGCTAATTTACCAATACCGCCACCCTTCATTTTTTTAACAGATTTTTTCTTCATATTACTTACCTCTCTTCATAGAGCCGCCATAACTTTTTTTAACAGGAACATTACGTCTTTTGTCGCCTCTTTTTACATTACCAGCACCTGCTGATGGAGCAACTCTCTTAGGAACCACAGGACCTTTCTTTCTTGTTTTACCTTGTTGAAAATTCATGTAATCACGAAGACTTAATCCTGATTTTTTTAACTGCTCTTTTGTAACTACAGGGCCTTTTTTAGGTTTGGCTTTTCTTACAATTCTAGGATCAACAGTTGCACCTGCTTTTTTACCCATGAATTTTGTAGACTGTTTTTGAGATTTAATTAATTTATCTTTTTTGGCCTTTTTAGCATCAGCTTGTTTTCTAATAGGGCTTTTCTTACTGTCAGGAACTTTTTTCTTAGAACCAGTAAAAAAACTTTTAATTCCAGAAACTAAGTCGTCACCTATTTTTTTCTTTGCCTTTGGTCTTGGTTTTGGTAATGCCATTTTATTCCCCTTCAGTTGTTTATTCATTGTTGCTCTAGATATCATTATTTAAGTAACGCTAACAATTCTGTTACCGCTCCTGTATTAGTTACAGCTATTACTGCTAAAGCACCAATCAGCATCCATTTAGCTTGAAAGACTGCTCTTTTAATATCTGTCATATCTGCTCTTAACTCATCAACATGCTTTACAAGGTAATCTTGTTTAGATTTCCATTCAGCAAATTCTATTTGCAAAGACTGAACATTCTTTTCCATTAACATTTCCACCTTCTTCTAGCTTGTCGTAAACGACTATTCGGATTTTTTGCCGCTTTAGGAAACTGCTTCATTTGACCTGCTGATCTAGCACAATAAGATTTACGCCTCTTGGCTGCAGCGCTACCCTTTTTAACCTTACCAGTAACAGCTGTTTTTAATTTTGATCCGGGATTGTCTCTGCGATATTTGGCCACACCTTTCTTAGTCATGCCTGCGCCTGACTTGGTTGGTCTTTTATGACCGCCACCTATAGTGTGGCCTTTCATTGTTCCTTTTGTAGCCATTATGACAAGAATAAAGTTAGCTTATTGCCTGATCCAGTAAATCCATGAATGTAAGCACCATTTTCAGCTAATATTCCTTGATCTGGTAAGTTCAGTGTATGTAAGCCGGTAGGAAAACTTTGTAATAATAAAGTTTCTCCACCTGATCCATCCTTTATTGTTAATACACCAGCGGAATTACCAAATATAACAACCTGCCTAATTCTAGATCTTTGAGCGCCTAGAACCGCAGCAGAGTCACCTTGATTAATATTAAATGCCTTGGTGTCTGATCGACCTGACATATTTCTCTCCTTGAAAAGATGGGGGACTAGCCCCCATAATTAAGCCTCGTAACCCATTAATTCTATAAATAATTTACCAGCAGTGTAATCTGCATCTGTTGCAGCACCTGTTGTTAAATATAAGAATTGATCTGCGGCTGGAACGGCTTCAAAGTAAACTTTGCTTCCTAATGTTGCATCACCTGCGTTTACTAATAGTGTCTCTGTTAGATCACCAATAGCTCCGTCTTCAACACCAGTACCTTCTGTAGCAGAGTGTATGTTAATGTCTGGGTCACCACCCGCTGGTGCTTCAAAGCATTCCATACTGCCTGTTAAGATTGTGCCATTTTGAGCAGCGGTTATCTGACCAATATGACAAACTAAAGCAGTTCCGTTAACACCAATGATGTCACCAGACCCTGTTGATCTTAAACCTGTTAGGTCAATTAAAATTCTTGTTGTGATAATGCCACCAACTCTTTGAACTGCGGTTTTATATATAGTTCCAGTACCAGTTGTAATACCTGTTCCTGCTTCTACAGAAAGTGTGTTTGCATCAAATGACGATACACCGCTTGAGTTAATGCTTGAGAGGGTTGTAATAGCACCACTTGTGCCATTTTTAGATATGGATGTAAATCCACCTTCGGAACGGACTGCTCCGCTAAAAGTTGTATTAGCCATGTAAATCTCCTTATCGTGGCAAGTGTCAGTCACATTGTGTAACTGTTAAGGGAAAAAGTAAAGGGGCGAATTACGCCCCTCTATATTAATTTATTTATGCACCCGGTGACCCATACATACCTAATGGATCTGATACACCGAATGAATATCTCTCACGGGCTTTGTATCTTACATTACCTGTGTTGAAATCTCCATCCATTGCAGTTGACATAGGTGT